GAATCGGACGGCGAAACTTCACCGTATCGGCGGCATTCTTTGGCATCGGCTTAGATTGGCCGAACTTAGAGAGCACCAGGATGGGCTCAGCGTGTGCCAGCATTTCGGTGGCGGCCCAGGCGGCGGTGCGCTGGGAGATATCGCCATAAGTAGTTGTTGCCATTGCGTGTTACCTCACGGTAAGGGATTAACGTTGTCGCGATCGTTTCGCGGCATAGTGTTCAAAGGCGGCGTCGAAATCCTCGGGCGTGCCCCGTTGCTGAGCGGCACCGCGGCGGCTCACTGTTTGGGCATTGGCGAGACGTGTCTGCCGTTTGTCGGTCGGTGTAGCATCAGGCTGCGCGTAGCCGTCGGCCCGCTTGTAAAAGTCGAGCAGCGCGGATGCGTCATCGGCGCTTTCGCTTTTAGCGAGGTCTTGAATCGCGGGATTCTGGCCTTGCAGCCATTCGTTAAACGCGGGCGCATTCACAACATCCTGCCAATCACTATGTCGGCTTTCTAAGCGGGCATATTCGGACTGCAGTTGCTGGTCGTGGGCCTGCTGCTGAATGGGCTGAACAGTGGATTCCAGTTGCTGAATCTGCTGTTCTAGCTGTGCTTGCTTCTGCCGGTCGGTATTTAGACGGGCTTCGAAAGCACGCGCCATATCAGGAAAATCCTCTTTGAACGTCTCCCAGTCGTCGCTGCCCATTTCCTGAGCCGCGCTGTCACGCTGCTGGTTGTCGCTCTGAGGCTTGCCCTCTGGCGTCTGTGGCTGCTGCGTTGACTGCAGCTGCCGATTAAGATCATTGATCTGTCGTTGATAGGCGCCCAAGCGCCCGCGCTGGCTGGCCTCGGAGTGTTTAAGTTTTTGGTTTTCCTGCTCTAGCGTTGACAGCTTCTCGCTGATGTCCGGCGCTTCTGCATCGTCAGCGTCGTCATTACTCTCTGCATCACTGGGCTTATCCTGCTCGCGGAAATACTCGTCGCGGTCGCCCTGGCCTTTCGTGGCGTACTCCTCAAACGCTGATTCAAAGTCATCGGCGTTATCGGTCGCGGCATCCTGCGGCTTGTCATCAAGCGGCTGGTTTTTGGTGCTCATGTAGCGGTTCTCCCGAACGGCTGTGGCGCCTCACGGCGCGAATTGCCTGCTATGCAGAGGCATAAAGGCAGGCATTAAAAAACCCGCTCATTGGCGGGTGGTTTAGTAATCGGGGTCTTGTGGTGGCTCTTTGGGCGGTTCGGGCCGGCTGTCGCTGATCAGGTCGTCAATCAAGCGAATCTCACCGCGCAGCTTGTCGTCAGCGGCACCGCCTGAAATCAGCGAGTCCACGGCGTATTGGCGTCGCTCAATCAGCCAGTCGTTAACGGCTCGCCACGTCAGCGAGTGAGTGTCGAGATTACCCATAGCTATCCCAGCCATTGTCCATATTTTCGCGGCGCGCCTGGCGCTCGTTCTGGCTTTCCATTAGCTGTGCAGCGGTCTTGTCCCGTTCGTTCTGGAGCTTAGCGGTGGTTTTCTGCATCTCAAGCTCCATCTTTTGGCTGTCCATGCCCAGCTTCGCCTCCAATTCCGCCATGGTCATTTTATACTTCATCGCTAGTTCTTGGCGATCGCTTTCTTGCTGGGTCTGTAGCTGGGCGGCCTTGTATTGTTGATCCCATTGCTGCTGCTGCTGCGATAGCTGGGACTCTTGCTGCCACTGCTGAGCCTTCAGCTGCAACTCCTGCTCTTTTAGCTGCAACTCCTGCATCTTGAGCTGCATTTCAGGCGGCGGGCCTTCCTGCCCCTGGCCCTGTTGCTTCTGCTCTAACTCTTCATCGGTGTACGTCACGCTATCGACCGGCACTTGCAATGTGCGCAGAATCTCTTTGTAAAGCCCTTGCCAGTTGGTTAGCTCGGCAAACATCGGGTTATTGGCCGCGACTTGGCTGAGCATCATCAGTTTCTCTTGCTGCTCTTCGCGCGCAATCAGCACCGACGTGCCTTTAGCCACTACGTTGAAGTCGCCCTTTATCTCAGCGCGGTCGGTGTAGATCATGTGGTAGTCGTAGAAGCGGCGCACCGTAGGCACGCTAATGCCATCATCGAAATTCTTAACAGCGGAGCGCAGCACGATGTTGGAGTTGTTCATCAACATCTGCATGCCGGTAGCGGTTCGCGCGCCCGGCCCACCACTCATACCCTCGCCTTGCAGCAATATGGGCAGGTTGGTTTCGGTATCAGCTAACTGTTGCGCCGCTTCAAAAATAGCGAACAGCTCGCTTTGGTTGTTCTGGATTTGCACCGACAGAAACGCTTGATCAATAGGCGCGTCACCGGTGTACTCCCACACCTTGTTGGGCGTTATCGTCCAGTCGCCGTTTTCGGGCGTAACAGCGCGCTTATTGACCACGATCTGTGGGCCAGTAGATAGCCCTGCGTTATCCATCATCATGCGCCACGCGGCGTTGACGACCTTTTGCGGCTGACGCATCAGGTACGGCACGCCAAAGCCAAAGATGCTGGAACCGTCTTCCTCCCAGTTGAAGACGCTATAAGGTAGATCGTCGCTGTCCAGTGGGTTAAGCGCGGCCTTGATAACGTGACTACCCACCATCAGAACGCAGCCGGTGTACTCAATAAGCGGGTCATCATCGATCTCACAGCCACACGCCTCTAGCTCGTCTTTGTCCAACGGCCCCCAGTATTCCCACATCTCATAGCGCCGATCACCTGTCACGGTGTCCACGCCAGTAATGGCGCGCAGCTCATCGCGTCTATCGCTAGCAATGTGATGGCCGTCTTTGTCCTCAAGAGCGCGGCGCAGCTGGTTAGGCATGACGCCTGGTAGATCGGCTAGTTCACGCAGCTGCTTGCGGTTGAGCAGCTTACGCTCGAAACAGAATTCGGCTTCAGCCATGTTCGCGGCGGACATATCAGGAAAGAAGTCCCATGGGTCGGCGCGCTCTACGGCAGCGCGGTATTCTTCCTGCACCTCCATGGTGCTTTGCCCAGTCTGCGGGTCAGTCATCCAGGCGCGGCGTGAGCGATTGACGACACTCGGCCCTTTAAGTACGCCGACACCCAGCAGGCACGCATCTTGGATTACGTCGCGGGTGTGCGCGTTGTAGCAGCTCTCGGCAAAATCATCTTCGATCTGTTTTTGCATCTGGCGTGCAGCGTTTTCCGCCTGCTGCTCAGGGTCTGGCTGCTCTGGCGGCTGCTCCTGGCCTTCCTGCTGCATCATCGGTGCGGGCATCGCCTGCGGTGCGGGCGGCTGGCTCTGCGCCATTGATGGAACGGGGGTGGGTTTGATGCCGAAATTGGTATCGTCATTAGGCAGCAGCATGTCCGACAGCCGCGCTATCGCGGCCCGCGTCTTGTTGCGCGTGATGTTAACGAATACCTGGCTGCCGCCTTTGCGCTTCATGCGCGTCTGCTGGTCGGCGGTGTACTTGCCGTTGTATTGACGTAGGTCTTCTAGCCAGCGGGTTTCAATCTGGTTCTTAGCGGCCACTTGCTCATGAGCTAATCGGTGCAACTTGGTGCCCAGAATGTTCAGCTCTTCTTCTTGCTGCTGGCGTAGCGCTTCCCTTTCGTCGGCGTCTATCTCTTCAACGCCTTGGTCGTCTGCCATCTCGGCAGTCGCGGATTGCTTCATATCAGTATCCTGCGGTGGTGTCGCCGGGTTGGTAGGCGCCATTGCTGTTGGCAGCTGGCCGGGTGGTGGCTATGTGTAGCTTCATAATGAGATAGCGGGTGGCGTCCATCAGGTGGTCATTCTGCTTTACCACGCGGCCTTTTTCGTCACGGCGGTATAGCCGGTATTCGCCAAGCCAGTGCTGCAGGGTGGAAAAAACCTTCAGGCGACCCGTGCTTAACCGGTCCAGCACCTCAAGCAACCCTGCTTCAACGGCTTTATTAGCGCGAACGATGTTTAAGCCCTCATCCTGATATAGCGTCATCACCCGCTTGCCGTCGCTCTGGTTCGTGCCAGCGTAGTCAATAACGCCAGGTATCCATTCGCCCCGCATTTTGATGGCTTTGGCATGAACAGTAGGCTCAGCCTGCCCCCGGTAGTGCTCACTATTCAGGTAGAGAATGTCGGTATCGCGGTCGAGGGCGCCCCATATGCCAGCGGTTTTTTTCCAGCCAACGTCGAGGCCATAAGCCCGTGCCCACCAGCCAGGGATTTGAAACGGATCGCAGATAATGTCTTCTTCCGGCACAGGGAATATCGCACCGCTGCCCAGCGTAGGCACGCCGTTCATGCGCGCTTCAAGCTGGTGAGGGCTAATGCCTTTGGCCATGTCGTCAATGTCCGCCTGCTTGATATGGGGCGCGTCTTTCCAGCCCGCCTGCACGACGTAGCGGCTCACTCTGATGCCACCGTGAACGCTGCACCACCGATTGTCATGCTATCGCCTTCGCTGGCATGCGGATCAATTTGCCGTGCAACCTTGACGGACAGCTTGCCGCTTTTGATGCCGCGCTCTTTGACGAGATCGGCGATGCGTTTAGCGGTGGCCGTGGTGCGCTGCTGATATTTAGCGGACAGGCTGCCCGCGAGATATTCGCCCTGGATGGGGTCGGTCATACCGGCTCCTGCTCGTGTCGTGATTCAAGTAAGCTGATGACCAGCTCGGTGAGGCCAGATAGCGGCGTAAACGTTATCATCACAATGCCGCGTGTCGTCATCGTGCGGATAAGCGCCTCGTCGTAAACGTCTTTGGGCACTTCTTCATCCAACCAGACCACGTCTTGCTCGGTACCCTGGAATATTCGCCTACCCTGGTCATAGCTGCGCAGCATTAAACGGCTAGTGCCGCCGCTAATATGACTGACATTGATTTGCTCGTAGAGATTAGCGACGCCGCGTGCGGGCGTAGGTTTGCCAAGCTTGTCGCGGGGGATGAGGCCCGAACCAAACTCTGGCGTATCCCACTGCCCGCCTAGCAGCTTGCTTTGAATAATGTCGCGCGTGGTTTGGCTGGTATCGCCTGCTGCTAAAGCGTTAATCGGCTTATCGAAGACCTTGCCTTCCCACCAATGCGGGTATTCGCCGGTTAGGTGGTAGGTCAGCTCGCCGCCCCCGGCGATGGTCTTGCCGACGCGGTTGCCGGCCATGAACAGGCGCTCCTTGTGGTGCGCCCCGGCCCGAAAGAACTCCAGGTGCTTGGCGTACAGCTCACGTCGGAAAGGGCCATCGTCGGGGAATAGCTCACGAATTAGGTTGTAGCGACGGCGCCTGGCTTTCTCCTCTAATGCACTGAGTAGCGCTATTCGTGCAGCGCGGTTATCACTGCTCACCGCCCACCTGCCTGCTTAGTTTCGCGATGCGCTTCTCAAGCTCGTCGTCGGTAAGCTCTTCTTCCGGCGCGCGCTTATCGTCAGCGTCGAGATCGAGCCCGTAGTTTTGGCGCTCCATCTTCACGATACGCTCAAGCGTCTGAGTGCCGTGCCCCAAGCACTTGCCGACGTATTCAAGCGGCACGTCGATCTCAGTGGTTTCTCCGCCGCCTAGATCAACGGTAATGGTGCCACTAGCAACCTGCCCCTCTAGTAGCTCAGCGTAGCGCTCTGCGATAGTGCGCCAACGCTCCAGCGACTTGCGGTGGCCCTTGACCACAGCAGCGTTCTCGTTCGCTGCTGATTCAATCACCGCTTCATCTTGATCATCGTAAGCGGCTTGGGCTTCAGGCGGCAGCGAGGCGCGGGTAATCTTTTGCTGCGTACGCTCGCGCACCTTGCCGGATAGGTCTTTCTGCCAGTCGTGCTTTTTGGCGCGGCGCGAGATGTTCGAGCGGTTAACGCCGTGGCGCGCTTCCAGCTGTGCGAGCGAAAAACGACCGGTGCGATACTCCCGCTCGATCAGCTCCCAATCGTTTCGTTTAGCCATAAAAAACGCCGCCATTACTAGCAGCGCCTCCATTAATAGGTGCCGGACGCTTCACAGCGTGCGGCGGGGGGTGGCAGTGCCTCACGGCATGGCCTGAGCGACGCTTCACAGCGTGGCGTGTCGCCTCACGGCGAGAAGTGGTTAAGCTATTTTGCTTCGTGCAGCTGCTGTTTGAGGTGATAGCCCATCAGCGGCCAAATCTTCTGCTCTGCATTCTGGCGAGCAATCTTGCGGCCAATCTCTGCATCGAAGTTTTCAGGCGATGCACACGCTGATTCACCTGTGACGGTAAACCCATTGCGCAGCACTAGGACGCAGAAGGTCAGCAGCCCAAGAGCGATGTTGTAGTCACTTGGCTTGCCTGTCGCCATTTGCGCACCGTATACACCTTGCTCTGCAGTGAAATACTGCTCATCGACGATGTTCGCCTGAATATCTGCCGGCGTAATGCGCGGTGCGGTTTTACCTTTATCCTGAATCTCTTGCTCAATCGCTTGATCGTTCATATCAATCTCCATTACGACATTGGTTGAGCGCCCTGCGTGAGCGCTAGATCACCCGTTGATAACGGTTATGTTAGGGCGCTCACCGATGCCGCCTATAGTGGTAGTAAGTTGAAAGCACGGCGACAGTCATGATCCAGCGCAGCCGAAGCCACGCTGATAGGCGTCTAGCTGCAAAGCTCGCCCAGCATCGCGGCTTGCTCATCAGAGTAGGCCCATAGCTCGTTAATGTAGGATTCGATTACGCGGTAACGTGCATCGCCGAGCGCATCCCAGAGGCGGCCTTGATCAATAATGGGCAGCACAGGCTGAGGCGGCGGCGTGCATTCTGGCGTGACGTGGATGTATTCGGTCGTCGTGCAGCCGCTAACGACGGAGAGTGCCGCGAGGGCGAGTGGCAGTAGGGCGTTGATCGGCTTCACGCTGCACCTCGTTAGATTCTGTGCGGGCATTGGCCCTAGCGGTATCAATAGCGCGCTCAGCCTCAAGCACAGCGCTCTTGCTTTGCGCTTCCGCCTTGGCACGACTAGCGGCTTCTTTTGCTCGGTCACGCTGGCCACCGGTATACAGCAGTGCGGCACCTAGTAGGCCGACGATCATTACTAGCGCGCCGGACAATTTCGCCCATAGACTACTCATCGATGTTCGCCTGCTTTATGACGCGAGCCACGGCCGCCGCCACCGCCAGGCCGGACGACAGCGCCGCAAACGCACCGTCTGGGATAATGTCACTCCACAGCGGGAGCGTGGTTTCAGCAGCGGCCAGGGCACCTGATAGCGCCGCGAGGCGAATGCTCCACATGCGCGAAGCTTGCTGTGCGTTGCTGATTAGTTTCATTTCTTTGATCCCCTCACGCGGTCAGCCGCTGCCATTAACATGATGTCGATACTGCGCGGGCCGAGCCAGCCGCATATCACCGCGACGGCCGTTGACGGCATCCCCTCGAGTTCTAGCCAGACGTTCAGCCCAG